ACGCATTGCTCCCATATTCGGACTCACTGTTGTTGCACATAACCATTGTAGCTGTGGATGTTTATTGATCGCAAAAAAATGTTTATTAAGTCGAATGTTAGTTTGACGTAGATAATATTCCTGCAGATCACTTGAACCCACCACTGCCGATCCCCAACGTATCATAAGATAGTTGGAGAATTTCTTACGTTCCTCATCTGTTAAGGTAAGATAAAAGTCTCGATCTTTACGATCAAAACATTTCATTTCGTTGCTTATTGATAGTTTATCCATCACCAGGCTTTGTTGTAATCCACCACTTCGCAGTTGCGACTAACGGTGGGTCCGACAAAATAAACACATAACGGTTTTTCACCATCGGTTATTGGCACAGCTAACATCTGTCCATTCTTGAGTTTAGGAGCATACCAAACCACTTCAGTAAACACATCGATGATCTCAATGTCTAAAAAGCTTGGACGGAAGCTGGTGAGTGGATTAAACTCAAATGCTTTAAATCCTCTATCATTTATCGAGGTTAGTGGTAGCACTTCTAGGTCACCCATATCCGGTTCACCAATTAGTATTTGCCAATCAACCGGCATCTTAATATGCTGCTCACCTATACGTAGTACCAATGCCGGTGCATTAAAGCTTTCTAAAAAGATAAGTGGGATATAAAAGTAATCCGGATCAGATGGTGTGCTGTTGTCAAATATAGCAAACCGCAAATCATCTATCTCTTCGGGTAGGTGATTCAAGTCAAATGCAGCATTAGTATCAAGTCTAAGTATTCTCATGTAGTTATTATAACAAATTAAAATTGTAATTGCAACCAGTTATTTCCACTCTAATTTCTCTTGAGTAAATGGATATGCGGCATCGGTATAAAATGCCTTTCTTTTGGCAAGATGTCGTTTAGCAAACTTACAAGTCGATGTAATATCCCATATCATAACTTCATCTTTACCTTCTGCTTTTCTAAGTCCACGACCAATACTTTGAATTACCCGCACAAAACTCTTACCTGGCTCTATAAGTACCAAATTAAAGATACGTGGAATGTTGATACCCACTGCTGCGATGCCATATGTACATATAATAAGGTTATCGTCGCTGGTGGCAATTTCATCATATTCCGTTTGTCTAACGCCAGCTTTGGTGGCGCCTGAAAGGAACACAGCATTGCCCAATAACTCTACCAGGGTTTGGCCAGGAGCGACTCGATCAATTAGTACCAATGTATTGCCTGTTGCACTGATTTTCTTTACTAACCCTGCCATGGCTTCCATCCTGCCCTGGTCCTCCAATAGATATTTCAGTTCGCTTTGATAGTCGCTATGTCCTGCATGGTCAACTAGCTGTACAATATTGACATGGCATTGTGCCAATACCCCACGATCCTGCAATTCACTTGCTGCAAGACGGCTTATAACTGGCCCTATGCTGACAAGCAATGCTTGGCTTTCAAACATCTCTTTTGGGATAGTACCTGTTAACCCCCATCGAATCGGCACTTGTGACATTACACCAGTCAGCAGTGATTTTAACGCATCTGCTTTTGATGCATGGGCTTCGTCTACCATAACACACACAACATCTTGCAGGAAGTCTTGTATAGTTATTTCTGCTGTTTGATTCTTTGAATCCTTTAGCAGTACATTAAGACTTTGCCAAGTGCATATAGTATGTCGACGTCCAAATTCTTTCCTACCGCCAAAATATACACCAACATCTAAACCTAATGCAATATAATCCTGCTCGGTCTGTGTGACCAAGCTCTTGCTTGGTACTATGATAATAGTACGACCATGTGGTTCACAGCGTTGACTTAGCGCCGCTGTTATTATAGACTTACCTGCACCTGTTGCAATTTCTTGCAGGCATTGTGGATTGGCCAGGTAACGATTTATTGCTTCTACTTGATAGTTTCTCAGTACGATCGGGGTGCCAGCTAATGGATGTTTCTCCGGCCAACTACAATGCGCAAAACTATTCTCTGACACAGATTCAAAATCAAATTGGGTGGTATATTCACGCCGATCATCAAGTTCAATATCGTAATTAAACTTTTCAAGTATAGGGATTATTCCTGGTAATAGATTCACATACGTACTGCCGCCGAGTTGGAAATAGCATACCTTGCCATCCCATCGTCCAAGGCGCACAGCCGGAGTAAATCTTGCACCTGGCACTTCGTATTTAAATGCGTTAACTAAGGCTCGCCGTGCATCAAGGTCAAGCCCAGTTAATTTGCAATTTACTTCATCAGATATTATAATTGTGGCTGTTTTCATTAATGCTATTATACATTGTTTTGTAAGAATTTACAACCAGGTTTTGAAATTCTTTGTTGTTAAGATTTTGGTGAATAATTATATGCCAACGAGGTTTGTCACTGTTGTTAAACACAATATGCTTATTGGATATATCCAACCAATATGCTTTCCCAGATTCAAAAGGGATAATGCCATATTTTTCCATTAAAAAATAGCAATCTTTGGGTTGAGTGATTGCAATATTAATTGGTAATAACTCGGATTGTTTGTAATCTGAATGAATGTCTATGTAACCGCCAGGTTCTAGTAGCATAACCCGCACACGCTGATATTGAGTACCGGGCCAATGTTTAGAAAAGTAGTTAACCGTATTGGGCATACATTGTTGTGCTTCTTCTGTCCAAATATAAGGACGAGCATCGTTATAGTAGGTATCCTCTCTAGTAGAATCGTAACTTTTTCCATGAAGGCAAAAGCTTTGCCAGCCCAAATGTTCTCCATACTCTTCTCTATGCGTAGTTAACAATGCTTGTATATTAGGAATTTCTTTCAGTATTGTTTGATAAGGAATATCAATAGTTAATTGTAACCACGGTAACCCTGATTGAGTGCGTATCCATTCAAAATCTGCAGAATCATTATAAGCCGGCAATACTAGTTGGCTATGTTGAAAGCGTTTAAACAGTAATTGACTTATTTGATGTTTCATTTTAGTTTTAATCTATACTGTATATATTGTTCAGGTGTGGTATGTAATAATGTCCATTTATAATCAAATATATTTGATTCCCATATGTGGTCGTAATTAACTGTAGTATTATCTATTACCCAAGATATTAAACTAGTATTATAGAAATTAATTTGTTTAGTTTGTTGTGCTTGTTGCCAATGTTGAGAAAAATCGTTTGAGATTAGTTTATTAAATGTTAAATTGACATAGTTGATAAATTTTGTTTTGTTTTTTAACTGTAATCGTTCAAGTGGTGTTAGCAGTGGATTATCAACTTCATAATGGATTAAACAATTATCTTGTATAAATCTCCATACAAATGTGCCGTAATCCTGCCCATTCCATAATTGCCAAAGAGCTTGACAAAATTTAATCTGTATTTGACTTATATCAACTATATGTAATTCTCTTGTAGCAAGGTCTGTAATATTTAGCATCCAGGACAATCCTGATCCAGGAGTAACTAAACAAGGTTTTTTAATTATTATAACCGGTTCATTGTTAAATATCCATAATTGATTTTCTGCTATATCGTTGTAGTCTCGGAACAACTCCAGATCTAATTTGTCATTATACACATAAGATTTTAAATCTCTCATTGTATTATTCCAATTTACAATAGGTCGGTTGTTAGATAATTGCCGTGCAATTAATCCCTGTCCAAAATGAGTTGTGGTATGTTCTAATGTTCCAGTAGATGGGCGAACCCATAATGGAGTGTAATCATCGTGTAAATTTTGTTCGCTGCGAATTGGGCATGGATAGGTAACCGAAGTGGCAGTAAAATCATCTATATCAAATTGATTAATGTCAATAAACCAACATTGATCATCCAAATATAACGTAGTAGTATTTGGTTTCCAAAGTAAGTGCGCTATTAGTCCGTTATGTGGATATTTATTAATTAAGGCTCGAAACTGTGGCCAATCTTTTATAATAGTTCCGCTGTTGATAAACAGTGCTAACTTGTGCCCGTGACTTTTTGCCCACTCAAACCCTGTGATCCAATCATCACAAATGAATATTTCCTGACTGGTTTGTGTTCCATAGTAGTCAAACTTTACTGTTGCCAATGTTTGATGTAGATTAGGGCCCGATTTAATTATAACTGGCCAGGTCACGACATTGACACTCTAATTGGATTTATATTATTTTGCAATAACGATTTTACTGTATTAATATCCTCTATACGTCCAAGTATCGCATTAGAAAACATATCAGTAACCGACCACGATTTTAAATCCCAATGTCGGCACCAGTCCTCTTCATATTTGCTCCACCAGGCTTTAAATTCCTCCAGTGGTTTATTTGTTAAATCGTTAAAATCTTCCAATGCAATCTTAATTTTAGGTCTTAATTTTAGCCAAGGCTTGGAGAGTTGGCACAACCGATTAAAATCATCTGGCTCGTTGTTATTCCAATAAGAATAAGGTATTTTTCCTAACTCGGCCCAAGATACAAAAACATCTCCAGCTTTTATTTCTACTGTAGAGTCCTTTAGCCAGGCTAAATCAAACGGACGTTCTAGCATACCAGCTTTCTCTCGATAATCAATATCCAATATTTTGAGCCGATTATAATAATGCTCACATAAGTGTATGTGTTCATGAAAGTCTAGCCACTCTGAATGACCATTATAATTTAATTCATATATCTTATGTATTTCGTTGAAATATAATTTTTCACGCGCAAGGCACCGAACTTTATCAATTGTTACCGACACTATCTGCGCATAAGATTCTAGTCTGTCTACTAGTTGTTCGTACGTTAGACTGTCTGTATAATATGGATTATCCCATTCACGGAACATTAACTCAGCATGGCAAAGATTTTTATAGATTTTTTTATATACGTTACATAGTTCAGTGTCTTGTATCCCTAAATCAATTGAGTTGTTATTTGAAAATATCAATTTCATTAATTATTTATACACCATATAAAAAGACAGGTGCCTAATTGCAGGCACCCGCAGAAACGAACTGTGCTATACAGTCCGGGAGCAAACTTACCTATCGTGTTTCATCACCGTGTTTTCAGCCATGGCCTTCCAATTCGGGCTAATCTTGATCAGGTCCGCAATCTTCAACGCCATGCGCAAACTCATCTCACGCAGTCGATCCTTTTTCTGATCCATAAATTCCAGGATCTCTTCCGACTGCTCCTGCGTCAAATCATAGTCCTGGAACAGGTCACCCTTAAGGAAGATTTGTTTAATACGCAAGAACTTGTCACGCATGGTGTTAAGCGTAAGGTCTAGGAAGTGACAGCGACTTTGCAATGCCCCCAGGTGATCTTGCAGTCGTTTGCTTTTGATGTTGTCGAAGTTGATGTTAGTAATAAAGATCGCAGAACCTTTGAATTCAAACTGATCCGGCACTCCCTCACGGTGCAGCATGTGACTGTCGCTGTTCCAGCAAATACGGCGCCGCTTGCCCGAATCCAATGCTGCCTTAAGGATGTTCAACGCAAGGTCATCCATAAAAATGCTATCGCAGTCATCAAACACAATAACGTTCTTGGCATCGCAATGTTTATACAGGGCGCAATACAGACCAATTGGGGTCATGGCACCCTTAATCACTTCGTACTTGATCTTCTTGCCCGAGATCTTCTCAAAAATCCCTGCCTTCTCCAGCTGGTATTCAACGCCATAGCTCTTGCCCACGCCCGGAGGACCAACAACAATCATGGCACGTACATCGCCGGTTATGGTTGCCTTGGTCATCTCATCCAGGATTTCAAAACGTGTTGCAATACGTGCCATTACCTCTTCGTCGGTTTCCACAGGCACGATTGCTTTGTTTACTGCGGCTTTGACAGTCTGCACGGGTTCTCCATCTGTAAATTCAATATCGTGGATGCTGTCAACTTTGACACGCACGGTGGTATATTCGCTGCCAAAATAACCGGCACTGTCCACAGTAACATAGTTACCTTTGGCACCGACCTGATAGCCCTTCATTAGGGCAAATGTGGCATTACGAACCGGCTTATTACGATACTCACCATTCTTAATCAATACTGTAGCCATTTATTTTGCTCCGTTGTTTTATTGTATGTACGTATTATAGCAGTTTCAATATTATTGGTCAACCACTAACCACAAATTCCCGCTTTCTTTCCAAGCATACGAATAACTAAAAAGTTGATCGTCTGGGAATTAAAGCCCCCAGTCAGAGCTCTAATTTCAGGGTGGAATATTGTAGCACCTTCAGAGTTAATCCTCTTCAGGGTGTCTAGTGCTTCAGAAGCTGACAGTTTCCGAATATTCGCGGCCGCTGTTTTTTTCCAATCAATCATTTGCTGTATCCTGTTATTCACTATACAAGTATTATAGCAGTTTGGGTATTGTTGGTCAACCGGGTCATAATTCAATT